GTCCTGTTGTTGCGTAGGCTCCTACAGCTGCTACGAATCCGAGCATTGCTGCCCAGCCATTAAATCTTTCTGCTTCTTTATTCATTAGTTTTTTGTGTGGTAATAATTGTATGGGTGGTTCGTTTGGGTAGATGTTTTTCTTACCGTATTCGGTGGTAATCATTTTTTCTTAGTTTTTCGTTTGTAAGGTTTTGCTGTTTTCGCTGACTTTCTAAAAGCAGCGGCGGTGGGAGAGCCCTTAGAACCCACCTTACGCATCTTCTCGCCAGAGCCAGCTTTGATTCGCTTTCTCTTGGCGTGAATGTTTGCGTATAAACCTCGCTTTGCCATTAAACTTTCTTCCTTTTGTACCAGTTGATTACATTCTTTTTATCTTCGATAGTATAATCACCGTATTTTTTGTTTCCATACTGTCTTTGTATAGATTCAAAAATATAGTCAGGCATCTGTGCTACCTTCTTCTTTTTATTTTCTTGTCTTTGAGAGATAGAATTAGTTTCTGTTCCATCTTCATCGTATGTTTTAGCCATGTTAGCATTTCCATTTACGAAGGGCAAGAGCCTTACGTGTAGGCTTGCCGTTTGGTTTTTTCATTGGTCCTTTTACTCCACTCATACGAGCACAGAAAGAACGCTTACGTGCACCGCCTGCTGGCTGTGGTGCTTTAAGATTAGAGCCGGTAGCTCTGTTGTATTTTTTTCTACCGGCTGCTGTTAATCCTCCTGAGCGAGACTTATGCTTGCCCATTTTAAGGCTGACATTCTTTGCCATTATGCTATCTGTAATTTAGATCTTTGTTTCTTTTGTTTCTCAACTAGAGGTACAGGTAAACCATGTACGTCAGGGTTGTACTCTCCAGCTTCATAAAACTTTCCTCCGGTCTGCATGTAAGAGTTACCCTGACCATCTAGAAAGAAACCTTTTTCAGTTACATAATTCATGATTGATGAATCAGCTTCCATCCCCTGTGCTACCTTCATAGATGAACGCTTCTTGTTCTTAGAAAGATCCCACTTCATTCCAGTGCTTTCTAAAAAGTTTTTAAAGTGTTTCATTTCAGCTTCTTTGATACTAGGTATCTTGATGTGATCTATGTATCGGATAGGTGGTGGCGTAAAATCTTTCGGAGTTATGTTGGCGATTTTTAAATCGTTACGCTTGGTTGACATTGTTGTTTGTCCTCTTCTTCATCTTAGCTAACCTTATCTCACGCTTAGGTGCTGGAACATAAGGGCCAGAGGGGGCTGGCTTGTATGGTTGATAGGGAGATCCACCTCCCTTCTCTTTCTTAGCCATTACTTTTTCTTTTTATTTTTCATGATTGCAGCCGCAACTTTTGGCCTTTTTGCTGCGAGTGCGGCTAGTCCCTTTGACGCTTTCTTAGGTGGTCTACCTTTCTTACTTCCGTAAGTTCCTTTTCCGGCTGGCATAATTTTAAAATGATAAGTTGTCTGATCGTTCTAGTTTTTCGATGATGTCTTGCCTGTAGGCAGGGTCTCTATCATACCTCTTGTCATTCATAGCTTGAACAAGCTCTGCTTGACTACGGAATACATCCGCTGTTTCTTTTGCTGCTTTTCCTTGTACCATTTTTCCTTCGTAACCTACTGCGTTTAGATACTGAGACTTCAGCCCAGACACAGCAAACTTGATAGTTTCTATACTACCAGATGCTACAATGTCATCGAAAGCTTTGATAGCTTGAGCATCTAAGTTCTGCCCTGCCCATTGTACCATGTTTTGGTACTCTTCGGCTCCGCCTGCAAAGTTTTTAACTTCATTAATCTGACTCTCTGTAACATCTTGCACCTGTGCGGGAGGTGCTGCTTGCCAATCAGGGCTCTTAGTTACCTCTAGGTATGCGTTGACCAGATCCTGACTGGACATACCTTGGAACTTCTGTAATGTCTCAGGAGATAGTTTACCATCATTAGCATAAAACTCATCTGATGCGTCTGCAATAACAGTAGCATTATCAGATAGAGAGGTAGGTTCTGGCTCGGCTTCGGGCTCAGGTTTAGCTTCCTCTTCTGTATCTTTCTGACCTAGTTTAGATTCTAATTCTTTGTATGCTTTCTCTAGTTCTTCAGCGTTCTTATACTTACCGGCAAGAAGTTGCTCTTGCTCTTCTACCATCTGTTCACCGACAGCCAGAGAATCTTGTTCGTCTGGCGTCAGATTATCACCGACAGTCTCAGTAGGTGGTGTTGTATCAACTGTAAATGTTTGTTCTTCTGCTGCCATATTATTCTTGTGGTGGTGGTGGTGCTTCGTCAGGCATGAAGCCACTTATAGCTGCTTGTGCCTGTTCTGCTATTTGTGGATTCTTGCTTGGGTCCATAAGAGGAGTGCCTGCAAGCTGTCCTGTTTGCTTCACAAGTTCTTGTTGAGTCTGCTGTTGCATCATCATTTGTTTATCTTGCTCTAGCTGTTCTGGTGTCTTGATTAGATTGAGAACATCTATACCCTGTGCTGCTGCTAATCTTTGTATAGCTTCAGATGGGTTAATGAATTTTAACATAGCTTCTGGACCTAGAGTCTGTGCTACTGTGCCCATGAATCTAGTAAGAGCTTCGTTGTCTTGTCCTCTACCAAGACTATTAATACCAGCTACGATCTTAGGTCTAACGACATCTTTAGGTAGCTTAGGTATCTGGTTTGATCTCTGTAGTATTAACAAAGTTCTGTTGAGGTAGGGTACTAAGAACTCTACCGTTAACAAGCTGAAGATTCCGCCAAGCGATTGCTCCAGCTCTAGCTGAGTAAGGCGTACCTCTTCAGCGGTGACCCTTTCAGCGTTTCTCACGTTCATAACTAGGAACGCTTCAAGGATTCTTTTCTCTATTGACTGCGACATCTGTGCAGCTGTAGCAAAGTCTGCTGTCTTACCGACTTGCACGACTCCTACATCTTCTGGTCTACCCTGTATGATGGCTCCGTTGCCAGCTTTGGATAAGGTCTGTGGCTTAGTGGTTGATGAAGGTGACACAAGAAATATAACTTTACTTGCTACACTACCACGTCCGTAGTCCTCTCCGTCTACTGTATTGAATCGAAGCACTAACCATGGTGAGGCGTTTTTAGGAGCTGTACTGCGGCTACCCTCGAGCATCATTCCATCAACTTCTTGATGCCACATCCAACGTCCATTACTCTCATCCATCTTAACACAGGTGTATACCTCAGCGTCGTCTTCCTCTGGACCTTCGTAATTACTGTTCGGTCCTTGCTCATTGGGAGGCAAAGCTATCCCTAGAACTTTTCTATCTACTAATTCTTTAGTAATGATCTCTATAACATTACCATTACCGTCTCTGTTTACAACATATCGTGAGAGAGGATAGGCTTTTAAACCATCCTTACCCATAAAGATAAGTGCATTACCACCAACGATTAGGTGTTTTAATGCTTGGTGTACAACGACTCTGTCATTCGATGCAGCTATGAAATCCATTATCAATCTCTCTATCTTGGAGAAGGATAAGTCTAACTCGGTACGCATCATTGGATCGAGAGTCTCGCCAAGCTTGTCGTCTCTGACTTGTAGCTTAAAGAAGCTAGTCTGTGGAGGTAAGGTAGCAAGCATAAGCTTTGCTGCCAACGTGACAACAGCCTTAGCACCGACTGACTGCCATGGTTGCAGCAGTTGTCGCTTGCCTTTAGTGTTGTCGTCTCTTGTAATAAGATAAGGTAAGGTAAGTTCAGAACATTCAACGGCCATGTCCAGAAACTGTTGTCTGCCGGAGGATAGTTCTGAGTATCTTTCTCTTGCCTTATACATTCATACCACCCGTTGTACTACCAGTTGTACCAGTGTTGATATTAATTTTAAGAGCATCAGTACCAGTCTTCTTAGCTGTACCTCTTGGCTCAGACTTTGCTGTTGTACCATACTCTACGCCAGCTGTTTCATCAGGATCTACTAACTCTTTCTTGCTAGGTAGTCTTGATGCTTGTACTACGTCAGGCTGCCTTGGTTGTATAGGAGCCGGGGTAGGCATTGGTGCTGGGCTTGATCTAAATAGACACATTGTCTTCTTCTAAAATAGATTTTACATATTGTACCACGTCCTGTTGTCCGGAGCGATACATGATGGAGGCTAAGTCCTCCTTGGGGTGGACAGGATACCAAGCGAACTTGGCTTCCAAATCCTCTACTAATTTCTCAAGTTTTTCTGTATGAAAACTAAGCGTATTGAGGGAGGTTGGTGTTTGCATGTTCAAAAAATGCGGGCATACGAGCTGCTTTTGTGTCAGAAAACTGTGGGGCTTTACCCTGATACATTAACTGATCGCTCGCATCTGCCCAAAATTTTTTCGA